AGGTTGGAAGAATCGTGCGAAACAAGCGTGGAGAAAAGGCGTATTTGATTAATGACATATATCGTTCCTCTTCCACAAGCAAACATCAATGTTGTGTTCGTGACGCAATACCAACTGGCTCAAAGGTGTTCTCTGTTGGATATAATATGTCAAATACCGGTAACATGGCCTTTGTTACCAGTAGGTTGGAATCCATTAAAGATGCTATTGAAAAACACAAGCGAGCCAGAACTGAATTACCTTATCAGAATGTTTGGGGAGCTTTTAAAAATCTGATGGGTTATATTGAGTTCTTCGATATGGGGACTCCCCAGCGTCTTCTTAAAAAGAGCGCAAACGAATGGCTTGGAACTAACCATGAATTATCACGGAAATCAGATAAAATTAAACGTGAACATGTCCGTGAATTGAAACGTGTTTTCCAGATCTTGTTGAATCATCAAGCACTGGAAGTCCTTGGAACCGTTAATGTGGTTGTGGATGAAGTTTGTGGTGAAGGAACATGGGCTAAATATACGATCAGATGCTAAAGATGGGCAGAAGGTTATGAAAAGAGAGAGGCGATAGCCCTTGAAAAGGCAAGGAAAGAGGAAGAGGCCCGTAACAAAGCATTGGAAGAACGGATACAAATGTGGAAGTCTGGCGAGATTTCCCAGTTGAGTTATTATTGTTGGTTTGAGAATGATCAGCCGAACGTATGGTTGCGTATTAAGAATGGAAAAATCGAAACCAGTAAGGGTATCAAAGTAGAACTAACTGAAGCTGAAAGACTTTGGAGATTGATTAAGGTCTTCCATAATGGCGGTCAGTTCCAGCACGATTTGGCATTGGATGTAACCGGTTACAGATGGGCGTTCAATCGTTATGAAAACGATATGCTGACTGCCGGATGCCACCGGATTGCATATAGTGAGATGGAAAGTATTGCGAAACAACTGGGATGGGCGTAAGTGCTCATCCTTATAAAAAGAAGGATAAAAACCAAATAAATACAAATAAGATCATGGAACAGAATATGACAACAATACCATTTGACTTGGAATTGGCGAAGAGAATCAACAATGGTGAATATAATGGAACAATAGTGACATCCGGCAGAAATTTTAGAGTAGAGTTTGTGTATTATAAAGAAGGGGGAGTGTATCCAATTCTGGGAGTGGTTCATACTGATCACGGTATAATATCGGATTGGTTCTCTTCTAATGGATGTGGCTCTAAAAATTACAGACTTGAACTTATGGTTCCGAAATATATGACATTTAAGGATGGGGATGTGTTAAGTAGTGAAGATGGTAATTGTATCTTTATCTTAAATACACATGGAGAATATCTAACATCTTTGTATGCCTCTTTAGATATAGACGGTGATCTTGATATGGAAGATGGTCTATGTGCTTGGGGGAATCACATAGAAAAATACAGATTTGCCACTGAGTCCGAAAGACAAAAGTTGGTTGACGCATTAAAGGCAAGCAAGGAGCCAAAGGCTAAAATATATCTAAAACGCTTCTTCGGGATTGAAGAAAAGCCGAAATATGAGTTTAAGCCGTTTGACAAAGTGCTGGTAAGAGACGAGGACGATAAAGAATGGCATATCAGCTTGTTTGCAAGGGAAATTGTGGACTATTCTGATGGATTGTCTTATAAGTATGAATGTTCCAATGGAACATTATGGGACTGTTGCATTCCTTTTGAGGGCAATGAATGTCTTTTAGAAACTGCTGAAAATCCAGAAAAATGAAAACGGTAAAGTTATCTGATTTTTCTCCTTATGACAGAAACAAAGGAGGAATACAAGAATTGCATCATAAAATTGAGTCCAAAACACTTCAGTATTGGGGTGGAGGTAGTGGTATTCTGATTGTTATCACTCCGATATATAAGATACGTTTGTGGAGTAAAGAAGTAAATGTTATAAATGATAAACAATAAACAATAAATATGAAAACAAGAACATACGAAGGGGTGCAGCATGGAGACTGGGTAAGATGTGCTTTATGTGGAGTACAAATGCTTCTTCCATGTGGAGCTGACAAATGCCCGGAATGTAGCAGTAACAGCACTTTAATGTGGGTAGATGAAGATAAGCAAGAAATGGATGCTGAACATCTGGATTGTCTTGCCCCAATACGCAAATTGGAGTTGCAAGAATATTTGTCCCCAGATGTTTGGGCAATAGAGCATAGTGAATATTATAAACAATTGATAGGAGAAGATAAATAATATGAAGAAGAAATATAATAAAGAGTACCATTATCAAAATAATAGAGAAATTATGAACGAGGATATTTTAAGCAATATGTTTGGGTGTGATACATATTGTGTATGTGACAGTTCTTCAAATAGGCACTGTTTTATTGGGCCTATTGAATGTAACGGGAAGTTAATAGAAGAGTTTAGGAAGGGAATAATAGTAAAATTGAAATATGTGGAAAAGAGGGTTCTGGATACATTCAAAGAAAATGGGGTTGATCTGGATAACTATACCCACTGTGTTATAGTAAAGCGAAATTTTTATCTTGCCTGATAACAACTTAAAAAATAAGGTAGTTGAATTATGAAAACAGAACTATTCGATATATTTACCCCACAACAATTACAAGCAATTAAAGATGCTATTATCTATGGTGCATGGGGCGATACGAGTCAGGAGTTTTACGGGAAAGATGGTCAGCTTAGTGAAACTCATTACGCATGGGGGTTTTGCACGAATGATATTTATAAAGGTGGTCATTTTAAAAACCGGAGATCTATCTCTGGCATAATGAGTGGAATTTCCAAGAAGATAAAAACAGAGAAACTTAATTTTATCAGTCATTGTTCGGATTGGTGGGGTGATGGAACCGGAGATATGATGTTTATCGCTATGGATGTTATTGATGCAAGAATAGAAGAACTTGAAGAGTGGGCGAGAATTGACTAAATGTAAATTGTGAATTTTGAAACTATGTTTTGAAATATAGAATTTGTTTTGTATTTTTGTGACGCGAAAAAGAGTGACTGATGAGAATATTTACAGAGCAGACTTTAAAAGAATATGCAGAAGCACATCCTGATACAAAAGTTGTTTTGCAGGAATGGATTGCTATAGTTAAGAAAAGTGAATGGACTTGCTTTGCTGATGTGAGAAAAACATTCAATAGCGTAGATAATGTTGGAAATCAGCATTATGTATTCAACATTAAGGGAAACAGTCATAGGCTGATTGTGGTAATAAAATTCACGATAAAGTTTGTATATATTCGTTTTATTGGTACTCATGCTGAATATGATAAGATAATAGATTGTTCTAAAATATAAAGCTATGACAAAGATAGAAACAAAAGATCAATATGATTGGGCTGTAAAAAGGGTAGAAGAACTTTTGCCGTTAGTGACAGATGAAACTCCGCTCAATGATCCCAATAGCATAGAGTTGGAATTACTATCTAATCTCGTTGCTGATTATTCAGAAGAGCATTTCGCATTAGGCGAACCCACACTTATAGATGTACTTAAACTTCGCATGTTTGAAATGGGACTTAATCAAAAGTCACTTGCAAAATTGATTGGTGTTAGCCCTTCCCGTTTGAGTGATTATGTCTCTGGAAAATGCGAGCCAACATTAAAAGTTGCCCGTGAAATAAGTCGTAAACTGAATATTGATGCAAGTATAGTATTAGGGGTATAGTAGTAATATAATTCCTTAACTATACATTATTTTCATTTGAAAGCGTGATTACTTAGGTGGTCACGCTTTTTAATTGACAGGCCATAAAAGAGAAAGCCGGCCTATTAGAATAAGCCGGCTAATCTTCCTTATTTCTGTTCCTTCAGTCTTTGATTAATGATTCTTACGATTCTTGTCTGGAGTTTCATTAAATCTTTGGTGGATTCTTTTTCGAGATCAATATCCAGAGCTTTAATATTGATAGCTGGTGATGGATTTTCTGTATCATTGGAATTGTTCTGGATAGAATTGATAACCGCTCCCAGTTCGTCTAATTGGGATTTAATCTTCTCAATCTTTTTTGAATAGTTAGTTGTACGTGCCATGTTATTGTGTATTTAAATGATGTGGCAAAGATATGATATTTCTTAGTGTAAATATAGAATTTAAACAATAAATTAAACGATATGCCGTATAAAAGTGATAAGATAAAAATAGCCGGCACTTCTTATGACCGCAGGGTTAAACTGACGGATAATGAACGTGAGGAAATAAAATATTTATACAAGACTTCCGTTCATAGCCAAAGAAAGCTGGCAAGTATGTTTAATGTTAGCCGAAGTTTGATAGCAATGGTTCTTAATCCGGAACGATTACAGAGAGCACGTGAGCTTTTTAAGGAAAGGAGAAAGGACGGAAGGTATAATGTATCCAGAAAAGAACGAGCCAGGATAATCCGTGAGCATCGTAGATATAAACGGCAATTATTTGTCGAAGGTAAAATTCAAAACAGCATGAAAAATGAACAAGAAGAGACGAGAGGAAATTTCTGAGATCATTGAACAGCTTGAAGGTTTAATGTCTGAGGTAGAAAGCCTTAAAGATGAAGAAAGTGAAGCTTATGAAAACTTGCCTGAAGGCATACAATTATCGGAAATTGGAGAAAAGATTTCTGAAGCAGCCGGTAATCTGGAGGAAGCCGCAGGTTGTTTTGAAGAGTTAATCGGATATTTAGTAGCAGCGAAAGGAGAAGAGAAAAATGAAGAAGAAAAAACTGACGAATAAGGATTTGGACAAGTATGCGGAAATTTCCAATATTCCGGTAGAGCATCTTGTTTCCCTTAATAATATGGATGCCCTGAATGTTGTCAATATTCATGCTATTTTAATCAAGAATGAATACAAAAAACTTCTTGATGAGAACAAGTATACAGGCAAACAAATCATGGAAGCATTGGGTGAACAATACGGTATTTCAAGATACCATGTGGAGACGATAATTTACGATAAAATCAAGCCTACATCTTGTGTTTGTTCCAAGTGCGGATCGGAAATAAGCAAGTACAAATTTTCCAAGAACAAGGGTGTGTGCGATAAATGTATAGTTGCGGAAATAAATGGTACATTGTAATATAAATAGATTAATTCGATGAAAGAAAATGTTGTTTATGTGGTTTTATTAATAGCTAAACCGCTATTCTTTATTCTACTTGTCATGATCGGTTTGATGAAGGATTGCTGTGATGATACCGACCCACTTGATAGGGGAGACAGCATGGCAAAATACGGTATCGGCTTTCATTCCAGTGTCAACGATTCGATAGGCTGTGGTTTTAGGATAGTGTATGCAACCAATCGTCCGGTCACTCCTGAACGTCTGGAGGAAATCAAGAGTCGAAAACATATTCAGGAGAATTTCGATAAGATGTCGGAAGATGTATTGAAGCATTTCAATAACAGCCTGTTGTATGTTGATATTTATGATTTTACCAATATTGCCAAGAGATATGTTCTGGACGAAGATCTGGTAATGGATCAGGTGTTTATTAATGGCAAAGAGAAATACGATTTATATGTTGGCGAAAATAAATGGTTCGGTGAAAAAAGTGCTAAGTGGATCAGTATGGGGACTTTGCAGGGGATTCAATGGATCAATCGGGATGATATTAGAAGAGAAGATACCGGAGATAATCGTATATATCGTTATTGGAAATGCACATATTCATTGACCCGTCAATCAAAAACAGATGAACGGTTTAGTCATTTCTCTGAGGATGAACGTATATGGGATTAAATATTTATATGATAGTAAAATAAGTGAAAAAAATAATAGAAATAATTTGGAGTGAAATAATTTTAGTTTTACTTTTGCATCATGATTTTAGCATAAAATCAAATATACAAGTTTATTAAGTGATTGTTTTATTTTAGATTTGATATATTTATGATGATGATAAGCAAGTTGTATGACGCAAGAGACAAAACTAAAGTTCTACACTTCTCAGGAAACCGGCAAGCTTGTTAGTTTCGTGAGTGTAACCAAAGCCAATAGATTGAAAGGTGTACGTGAAGATTCGGATTGCAAGAAAAAAATTGTAGTTCTGTCTTCGGATTTGACAGATTCGTTGAAGCCCAATGTACTTTACAATGTTATTTTGACTGAAATGAAAAACAAGAAAGGTTATGTAGTAAAATCGGCTTCTCCTGTTTTATTCGAGGCAGAAATTGACCAATGTATTATACCAAAGGCGGTATACAAGGTATCGGTTAAGTTCGGTAACAAAACAATATTTTTCGATCCGCTGGATGGCAAGAGTGATTCAAGCCGGACTTTGCAGGGTGCATTGAAAGCACTGGAGGTAAGGGAAGATATAGCTAACAAAGAACTGGTTATTACAGATTTTAAAGAAAAAGGATTGGAAACGATTCGTCAAATGGAAGCTGATGGATATTATGTCAAAGCTTGATTTTGAGGTTTAACCAAAACCAGTCCCCTATAAACTATTTGGAAATGGATTATCCTAAAGTTGGCATAGCCACCGATGCCGCTCATTCGATGAAAAACGGAGTGACGGAATATCAGGCTATAGATTTAAGCACAGGAGAGAGATTGTTCTATCAGAATTTAGGCAACCAGACAACCAATATCGGAGAGTTCTTGGGACTTATGGCTGCAATAAAGTATGTGATAGAAAACGATTTCCAGCCCAGAATTATTTATACTGATAGCATAACCGCTATCACGTGGTTCAAAAACAAGAAGACAGCATCCAAAAAGAGATGCCTCGACCTTCAAAAAGCCGAGATATTCTTGAAGGTGATGGACTACGATGTTTCAACGATAGAGGTCAGGCATTGGGATACTGATAGATGGGGTGAGAATCCGGCTGATTTTGGGAATAAGGGGTAATTAACCAAAACCACAATAACATACTCATAAAATTTCATATTATTCTTTTTGAGCCAGCGCGGTTCGTGAGAATATAGCTGGCTTTTAAATCATGGGGTGGTAGCAGTTGGTAGCTCGTCAGGCTCATAACCTGAAGGTCGGCAGTTCGAGTCCGTCCCCCGTAACAAGGTAATACCTTAACTATGCGTTTTTCATTTTTAGTTTAACAAC